TGCTTTTTAACCGCGACGCCCTCCTGACCGTCATCAAATCCATCCCCCGCCAAGTGGTATTCCAGCGCAACGGCAAGACCATTTCCCTGCCAGAAAATGCAAGCCCCGAGGACAAAGCTCGCCTTGCGAAATTCATCTAACCAAAAAACCAACGACACATGAAAAAAACGAAAGAAACCCAAGACCTCGAAACCGACGACGAAGCCCTGCGCGAAGCAGGAATGCGCGAAGGCACGCGCACCTCGGGAAAATTCAAGCTCCGCCCGTGCGTCCCTGGCACGATCTCCATCATCCGCTCGAACATGCTCGAGAAACGCGATGAATTCTGGTTCGTCGCCGCCTTCGCCTTTGTCCACACCGCGCCGCTCGATGATGTCCTCGCCGTGGATTCCGATCCCGTCGCCTTCAACAAAGCCGTCCGCAAATGGCAGATCGAGAACATCGCCGACCTCGAGGAGCAAAACGAACTCTCCCGCCTGGTCTCCGCCGCGTGGGACAAGGTGAACGCCAGCGAAACCCGCGCGCAGCACGCCTCCGCGCCTACCGGCTCGAGCGGGGGAAAGTAGCCTCCCCCAACTGGCTTGCATCCTATGTCTACCGCCTCGCCAGCGTCACCGGTTGGGGGTTCCAAGAAATCATGTGGGAGATCCCCTACGCGGCCGGGCTCCAAATACTGGACGCCGATACATTCTCTCGCGGCATTCCTCGCGTTTATCTGCGCGACGATCCATCGGCGGTTTTTGACTCCCTACAAGCGATAGAAAGCGTTTTCCAAAAACTCTGATCCGCGATGCCAAAATTCAAACTCACCAATCTGAAATTCGAGCAGATCATGAAGGACTACGCGCAGATTCGTGAGGTCACGATTCCGGCGGCCGTTCATGCAAATGCTCGGCTTCTTTGCGTAGAGTTGGCCCGCAGGACTCAGCCGTTTGGTGACAAGACAGGCGGCGAAACAGTCGGTGAGAAAGCGATCGCTCGTGACCTCATGGGACGAGGCGGCGGCATTAAAGGCAAAAACCGCGCGGGATTGTTCGCACACATCACGCCGAGGCAGATGATTTACGCTGAACATTACCCCACCGCCGACATCACCGTTTTCGCTACCAAAACAGGTGAGGTTTATGGAGTCGACCGAGCGCACTTTCTACCAGACGCAGGAATTTCGGATCTCCGCAATATCCACCGGGCCAATTTCGCAACTGGGAAAATGAGCGCCGCAGGCGGCGACACGCACAACATCGGCCGTTGGAAATTTATCAACAAATATTTTGTCCCTAAACAAACCCTCGAGGCTTTCGCTAAGCTCCAATACGCCAAGGTAGGCCGCGCAAAGGCTGGTTGGGCATACTGCGCGACCCTGCTCAAAAAGGTCGTTTCTGGGAGCATGACGCGAGGAATCCCCGGATGGGTAACGCGGCACATCGGCGACTACGGAGACGGGAGAGTCACTGACAACACCTCGAACCTAGATCGCCCTCATGTGATTTTGACCAATACAATCAAATACGCCGACAAAGTCATTCGCCCCAGCGAGGAGCTCATGGCGCAATCCGTAGTCGCTGAAAAAATGAAAAAGCAAATGGCGATGATCTTGAAAAAGCGCGTCACAAAACTCCAGGAGGCCGCGTAACGCCATGGCAGATGTCACAGTAGAATTCGGCGCGCAGGATGTCGGCCTGCAAAAGACCCTCTCGAAAATTCAAGACGAGATGGCGGGGCTGCAAACCTCCGTGAAAAGCGGCGAGCTGACCATGGAGGAGCTCGAGAAAACCATGCGCCGGATTGGCCAGGTTGAGTCGATGGAGAAGCGGATCAAGGCCATGGGAGACAACTCTGCTGAGTCTGCCGCCCAGGTGAACCGCCTCGAAAGTGAACTCCGCCAACTCGACCGCGCCAATGATTCCGTGAATGCTGGCGGCATCAGCTTCGGCAAATTGACTGGCGCAATCTCGGGAGCCTACGCCGCGATCATGGGCTTTCAAGAAGCGTTCATGTTCATCGGGGACTCGATCAAAAAATCCTCCGACTTGGCCGAGACGATGAACAAAGTGAATGTCGTCTTCGGGTCGGCTGCCGGAGCCGTCGCCGAATTCGCCGACACTGCCGTTCAAGAACTCGGCATGACTCGCCAGCAGGCGCTGGATGCGGCTTCGACTTTTGCCGTCTTTGGCAAGTCCGCCGGATTGGCAGGCGGGGAGCTTGTCGGATTCTCCAGAAACCTTGTCCAGCTTGCCACCGACTTTGCAAGTTTCTACAACACCTCGCCAGAGGAAGCGATCCAAGCCATCGGCGCGGCCCTCCGTGGAGAGTCTGAGCCGATCCGCAAATATGGCATCCTGCTCGATGACGCGACCCTAAAGAACGAAGCCCTAAAGCTCGGCCTCTATGATGGCAAGGGCGCGCTGGATTCACAGTCTAAAGCACTGGCCGCTTACAACGCCATTCTGGGACAAAGCGGCATTGCTCAGGGAGATTTTTCTGAGACCTCCGGATCATTATCCAACCAACTGAAAATCACCACAGCGTCTTTTGCTGAGTTAAAAACCGAGATAGGAAATGAGCTTCAACCCGTCGCTCAGACTTTCGTTGAGTTTCTAAATCAAAGCATGATCCCGACCCTTCGGGATGTCGTGAAAGAATACAAAGAATACAGCGATTCCGTGCATGACGCGGCGATGGGAAATCTGGAAACAAACGAAGCTGCCGGAAAAGCCACAGGCGGTTTGGATTTGTTGCGTGAGATGGCCGTTTCCATCGTCGGGCCGATTGGGGATTTAATCTCTGGCACCTCTAATTATAGAGACGCATCAAACGCCGCTGCTGAGGCGGCGAAAAAAGGTGCTGGAGAAGTCCAAAAAGTAGGGGATGCCGCCGCAGCCGCCGCGCCGCAAATCGATCAAGCAGCCGCCAAACTTACCAAAGCAAGCCTCGAAGCAGCGGCCGCAAGCGGAGAATTCAACGGCCTTGGCTCTAAAGCCGATCAGGTTGGCAACAGCATCGCCAGCGCGTTTACAATCAACTCGGATTTCAAGCCGACGGTCGATGGCATTTCTTCTGGCTGGTCCGATCTCAACTCCGAGATCGCAGGCACCAAGCCACTGCTTGAAAGCAATTTTTCCCTTGCCGACTCCATCACTGGAAAAGTCGAGGAGCAAACCCAAAGCATCGGCGGCCAAAACGAACAACTCGAGACCGCCTCGGAGCTAAAAAAACTCCTGCTCGATACCGAGACAAAGCGCACGGAAAAGGAAAAAGAATCCGCCGCTAAACAAGCCGAGCGCCAAGCCGGTCTCCGCGAAAACCTCGAACTCGACCTATCCATCCTCAAAGCCCAGATCAGCGGCAACGAGCAAGAGGTCAAAGCCCTCAACTACCAGAAAGACTACAACGCCGCACTCAAACAAGCCATCGACGCCGGTATGGGCAAGTCCGAGGCCGAGGCCTTCGCCGACCAGATCGCCCGCGCCCGCCAAGAGCAGGCCGGTATCAACAAGGAACTGACCGCCTCCCAGAAACTCCTCAAAGACATCGCCGCCGCCGAGGCGAAGAATGCCGTGGACCAAGGCGGCAAGCTCGCCAAGCGCGCCCAGGACCAGGTCGCCCGGGGAGACTTTGCGGGCGCGCGCAAGACCGCCAGCAAGATCGCCGAAAACGAAGCGCAGGCCGCGCTCACCGGCACCGGTAAATCCCGCGACCGGCGCGACATGGCCGACATCGGCCGCGACTACGGCCTCAATCGCGGTTTGGGCGAAAGCTCCAGCGGCTTCCGCGAGCGCATCCGCGCCGCCCGCGAGGATGGCGTCTACAACGACTTTTCCAAAACCGCCAAACCCTCCTCCCGCCTTGAGGACATGAAAGCCAAAGGCTCGCTCAAGGACGAACTCGCCGCCCGCCGCGCCGGAGTGGACAAGCCCGGCCAAGACGGCCAGAAGCCCCCGGCCCGAGGCGACTCCGGCGGCAAGAAGGGCCTCGACGGCCTCGTGGAAAAAATCCTCGAGCTTGTCCAAAAAATCGAACCCCGCCTGCCTGTGGCCGCCCTTACCGCTTAAGCCATGCCTACTACACTCTACGGCACATTCCCGATCCTACTCCCCGGCACGACCGAATCCGTCTCCCGAAATGGACTCAAAAAAACCAGCGGCACGATTTTGCTTCAGACAGGACAGGAAGCCGACGCGCAATCTTTGGCAGAAGATTACGGATCCATTTTCCCTGCCCCTCAAATCCGCACCACCGATATGGGCCTCTTGGAAATGTCCTTTGATGCCTATGACGACACCGGCACCCCCTCGCAGGTGAAAGGCAGCTTGCTCGTGAAACTCTCAAAGACCTTCACCGGGTTTGAGTCGGTGCAGTTCGACCCAGGGAACGGACCTGTCATATACTATCGCCCGAACTCTTGGACCGTGAATGAAAGTTGGTTTGTTGATACGGTGACAATCCTCCAAGTCATCGCGGCCACGGCTAACTCTGGGGCGATCTCCACCCCTTCGTTGACATTGAGCAAGACCCTCAAATCACGCACCATCTTCGGCGTCGTGGGTGGGTCTGCGCCATGGGGGAGCAATAATGTCCCTGGCGCGACTGAATTAAACATTACCTGGAACGCGGTGATCGCGGATGTCTCACGCCGCAATTTCGGGAATATCGACGAAGCGGATGTCACCTACGCACTCGAGGCTACGGTGAACTAAGCGCATGACGCCGCCACCCATCAGCTTTTCAGAAAAAGCAAAGGAAACCGCCAAGAGCGGCGGCTATCCTGTGCAAATCTCTGCGGCTGACCTCGACCAGAATTTTATCTACGCTACGCTCGATATTCCGGAGTCTGATGCTCGTGGGCTGCCACAGCCGTTTCTTGTATGTGATATCGTCGGCCCCTCGGGAACAACCCAGCGCCAGTTGACCTTTACTCCCGCTGCCGTGCGCGGCAGCGCCTTTGTGTTTTCGGCCGATGGGAACTTCCAATGGCTCACTGCCCCAGGCAGCGGCACCCATGTCCTCGGCGCGGTAGACGGCACGCTGCAATGGATCGCCACGGAGGAGTGCTGAAGATGAGACCTGAGACCGGAAACCTGAGACCGGAAACCAGCGCGCCCTTTCAAGTTTCAAGTTTCACCCTTCACCCTTTTCTTCAATGACCCTCGGCCGCGCCTCCTCCGGAGCAATCAAGATCAAGACCGACGGCACGGCTGGACTCCGCGCCGTCGAGTGCGCTTGCTGTGGGCCTAAATGTTATCCAATACCTTTTGATCCGACTGGATGGGTGATTATTCCAACAGCAACTGGGAATAATATATTTAACCGAGACCTAACGGTTCAAATGAGTTACAATGGAACATCTAGGGGCACTCCATTCAGCAAATCAAGCCCATCATTTTCGATGACAAGAAATCAAACTGGCGATGATTGTATACGATGGTTAGGGACTTATGGAGGTTTTCCAAGTCCAGATTATTGGTATGCTAGTGCAGCTTTATTTCGCATAAGCGGAATATTTTATTTCTCTTATATTGCGAACGAATTCAATTATGAGGCAAACATCTCGTCTGCCGATCCACCATATTATGTAGATAATTTCGCAGACAGCTCATCCGCGACGATATTAGGTGGATCAATATTGTCTATTGGATTTTGCTCAATACCAGCTTCATTTGGCCCACACATGGAAAATATTACAATTTCATTTACATAAAATGTCTGCTCGTCTTGTAAAATTGCATCTCGATATGATGGCTAAATTAGGGCTATCCGCGCACCGCTTCGCTCGCGCTGGCTTCGCCACCACCCCGCCGGAAATCTTCGCCGAGCGCGAAGCGACCTGCCGCGCGTGTCCCGAATGGGACGCCGCCGCTCTCAACAACACCGGCCGCTGCCGCAAGTGCGGGTGCTCCACCTGGGCCAAGCTGCGCATGGCCACCGAGCGCTGCCCACTCGGCAAGTGGGAGGCCATTTCCTCCCCCTCTGTGTCCCCTGTGTCCTCTGTGGTCAATCCGCTCCCGCCCGCTCCCGAAGCCACTCGGAAGCCCGCCTGATTTGACACCAGCCGCTCGCGTAGCGGCATGAAACTCTTTCTCGATTTAAAAAACCGGCGCTTCGTGAAAAGCGCCGCGAGCAATGTCGCGCTCGACCGCCTCGTCCTCAAACGCCGCGACACGCTCCCTATCGAGGTCGTCTATGTGGAGAACGGCGCAGTCGCCACGCCACCCGCAGGCACCACGGCCGCCGTCGGGCTCAAGGCCAAATTCTCCGATTCCAACTTTTTATCTTACGCGGCCCCCGGTCAAACAACCCTGGATTTAAATACCATCCCGGTCGAGGCCGCGTTCTCTTCCAACCCTGCCACCGTCAGCGCGCTCCTCGAAATCAAGTGGGGCGCGCCAGGCACCGCCCACCGCACCGCCACGCTCGCCGTCGAACTCCAAAACGCCGTGATCACCGGCGACGAGGCTACCCCCGCCGCGATCCCCGACGGCAAGGCCACCCAAGCCGAAGCCGAAGCCGGAACGGACAACACGAAATGGATGACGCCCCTGCGCACCGCGCAGGCCATCGCGGAACTCGCCCCGCCGCCTACCTGGGACTCGGTGTTGAACAAGCCGGCCACCTTCCCAGCCACGGCCCACACGCACCTCAAGAGCGAGATCACCGGCCTCGATGCCGACCTCGCCGCCCTTTCCGCCGCCGACGCCGCGCTGGATGCCAGGATCGACCACCTCACCGCCAACCTCGACCCCGCCGCGCTCGACTCCATCGCCGAAGCAGCCGCGAGCATCAACTCGCTCCAGAATCAGCTCGACACCCACACGCACACGGCCAGCGACATCACCGACTTCGCCTCTGCCGTCGTCGCCGTCTCGCCTCCCGTCGATTGGTCGAGCCTCACCGGCAAGCCCGCAACATTCGCGCCCTCCGCGCACACCCACGCGATCTCCGAAGTCACCGGCCTCACCGACGCGCTCAACGGCAAAGCCACCGCCGCCCAAGGCGCAAAAGCCGACACCGCCCTCCAGCCCGAGGCCGCCGACTATCGCGGCGCCTACGACAACGGGGCCGACTACTGGCCCGGCCAGGTGGTCATCTACAACGGCGAGCTTTATGTCCGCATCGGCGAGCCGAACCCCGGGTATCCACCCGGCTCCAGCTACTGGGCCGCGTTCGATCCCTCTGCCTCGCCAGCCTTCAAATTGTGGGTTGAGCTTTCCAAAGCCGACACGGTCCACACCCACGCCGCCGCCGAGATCACCGGCCTTTCCAGCTACATCATCGCATCGGCCCCCGGCCTCTCGATCACCACGACCGTCCACACGGCCACCGGCGCGACAGACACCTACAGCGTGAACGGCCTCGCCTCCAGCGACCCCGCTCATGTGCTCGTGCAATTAAACGGCGTCACGCAGACCCCTGTCACCGACTACCTCATCGATTTTCCAAACGGCCTGATCATCTTCGACGGCATCCCCGCCAGCGGCACGCAAATCGCCCTCACCGCCCTCGGCCTTCGCACCGTCCAACCCCCCGTCGATCCCGCCCTCTACCGCTACGCCAGCGACACCGCGAGCGACGGCCTCTCGAACTACTACGGCCGCATCGCCAACACCGACTACACCGGCCCCTCCAGCGCGTCCTCGACTGTCTGGACGATCCACCGCACCACCTTCGACACCGCTGGGCGCATCGTCTCCACCGGCACCGCCACCGCCGTCGCCTGGGCAAACCGCACCACGGCCACCTACACCGCCACGCCATGACGACGATCACCGAATCCAACATCACGCAGACGCTCGACCTGTCGTCCTTCGACCTCAGCCTCCCGCCCTCCGTCGTCGAATATCCCACCCGCTCGGCCTTCCCTTCGATCGGAAAAGCCGACCGCTTGTATCACGCAATGGACGAAGGAATGCCCTACCGCTGGAGCTCCTCCGCGAACGCTTACGCCACCCTAATTTCCGTCATCGATGGCGGCGGCTTTTGACAATCACCCACCCACGAACACCAACCACTAACCCACCACCACCACCATGCCACAAATCATCAAAGTAAAACGCGGATCTGGATCGCCGGTTTCTCTTCAAGTCGGAGAGGTCGCGTTCGACACAACAAACAAATCCTTCTTCATCGGCACAGCCGAAGGCGTCCTGCCAATCGGCGGCGAGCATGTCTTCGCCAAGAAGACCTTCGTTGACTCTGCCGTCGCAGCTGAAGCCTCGCTCCGCAGCTCGGCCGACTCGACCCTCACCTCGAACCTCAACAGCGAAATCTCCCGCGCCACCGCCGCTGAAGGCGTTATTGCAGGCAACCTCGCAACCGAGATTTCGGACCGCGCCGCCGCAGTTTCTGCCGAGGCCTCCGCTCGCTCCTCAGCCGACTCGACCCTCGACGGCAAGATCACCACGGAAAAAGGCCGCATCGACGCGATCCTTTCCGCTTCCCAGGCTGACAAAGACAGCTTCGCCGAGATCGTCACTCTCATCAATTCGGTCGACACGACCAATGACCAAGCGTTCGCCGGTTATGTGACTAGCAACAACGCCGCTCTCGCTCAAGAAGTCAGCGACCGCCAATCTGGCGACTCAGCCCTCGGTCTCCGCATCGATGGCGTGGAGACAGCCGCAACCGCGCTAACGACCCGTGTCTCTGCCGCAGAGCAGGACATCATCGACAACGCAGCCGACATCGCAGCCGAAGAGACCGCGCGCATCGCCGCCGTCTCGGCCGAAGCGACCAGCCGCGCGAATTCCGACACGACTCTTCAAAACAATATCGATGCAGAGGCTTCGACTCGTTCGACAGCCGACACGAGCCTCAGCAACCGCATCCTCACCCTCGAAAACGCCAGCGCCGACAGCCGCCTCGACGACCTCGAGAGCGATGTCGCCGACCACGAGACCCGCATCAGCGCGCTCGAGACGACCATCGACGGCGGAGTTTACTAGTCCACCCGCAACCACTCCCCGGCGGGGCGGCCCATGCCGCCTCGCCAAGCGGGGGAGCCTAAAATCTCCGCTGAATAAATCCGGCCCATGCCAAACCCAACCATCATTCCGAAAAAGTCGGTCCAGAGCGGAGCAGTTCCGCCAACTCTCGCCCTCGGCGAGATCGCCATCAACCACGCCGACCGTCGCCTCTACTCGCGCAATCCCGCGACAGGCGAAATCTACAAGCTCGCAGGCGCAGGCGAAGCCCCGGACCGCGTGTTCGTCTTCGACAGCGCAGGAGACACCACATACCTGGGATACCTGCTGTATTCCGATGTGCCGGCAACCGGCTCCATCTACGACTCCGAGTCCTGGGAAATCTCCCGAACCCAATTTTCCGCAGACGGCAACACCTCCACCGAAGCCTCGGCAACCGGCGCGTGGAATTCTCGAACCACACTTCAATTTTCTTAAACCATGATCGCAACACCCATCCTCGCATCCGGCGACAGCGTTTCCATCGACCCCACCGCCGCAGACGCACTCACAGCCACCGACGGAGCCATCTCCGCCGCTGACGCCGGAGCTGACAAACTTCTCTTCTGGGACGACAGCGCCGGAAAACTGACTCACCTCGAGCTCGGCAGCAACCTTTCAATCAGCGGCACAACTCTCTCAGCAGGCGCGTTATCTGCTGCAAAAACCCTCGCCCGCTTCACCCCCCGCGAAAACCAACCCCCCGCCACCGCCTTCGCCACCTTGGACACGCGAAACGCCATCGCCGTCCTTGATTTCGACGCCGCTACTGACGAGGCCGCGATCTTCTCAGGCGTCATCCCCGACTACGCCAATCTCTCCAGCGGCCTAAAAATCCGCCTCGCATGGATGGCCACCACCGCCACCAGCGGCAATGTCCGATGGGGCGTGCAGCTCATGCGTTGCAACACCGACCTCGATGCGGACTCCTTCGACACCGCCACCCTCGTCACCAGCGCCGCCGACGCCACCTCGGGCATCCCCACCATCGCCGAGATCACCGCCACCGCCATCGACTCCCTCGCCGTCGGCGACACCTTCCGAATCAAAATCTACCGCGACGCCGACGACGCCACAAACGACACAATGACCGGAGACGCCGAGCTGATCGCCGTAGAGGTGCAACAAGTTGCGTAATTGTATGGCTTACGATTTCACAGCAGCGAGCAGTCAGTTTCTTTCTGTAGCATCAGCACCGGCAACAGTCGCACCGTTAACAATGGCCTGCTGGTTTCGCCCTGCAACAATCACAACTGCGTATGGTTTGATTTGTTTAAATTCGACCACCGCAACAGATCGGCACGCTCTATTGTTGAGGGGAGACATAGTTGGAGATCCTGTTTCTTTTTTTTCTGCTGCGGGGGCATCAAATGCGGCTGCGAATAGTGCAACCTCGTTTAGCTCAAACACTTGGTCTCATGCCTGCGGGGTTCTTTCATCGAGTGCAAGCAGGTCTGTTTATCTGAATGCGGGGGGGGTGGCTACAGAAACAACAAACTTGGCAACAACTGGACTAACCCAAACCTCTATCGGCTCTCAACGATTTTCAACATTTCCCTCAGGAGCTAGTTTTATGGGGGGTCAAATAGCCGAAGTCGGCATTTGGAACGCCGCCCTCACCGTTGCCGAAATCGCCTCGCTCGCCAAAGGCATGACCTGCGACAAGGTGCGCCCGCAGAATCTCGTATTCTACGCCCCGCTCGTCCGCGACCTGCAAGACCAAAAAGGCGGTCTCACGATAACCAACAACAACGGCGCAACCGTCGCCAACCATCCCCGCGTTTATGCTTAACCATTACAACCTCACCACAAACGAACTCGTCAACCTCGCGCCCGAAACCCTCGCCGCATGGGCCGCAAACGGCAACCCCAAAGCAAACGACTACGCCGCACTTCCAGGCAAGCCCAGCGACAACGCCATATGGGGCCAAGGCGATTGGATCACACCCGCCGCGTCTGTCTACACCGCCGAGGAGTGGACAGATTCGCAAGGCTTCGGAGGCAACCGCAGCACGACTTTGCTCTACCAAAAGCTCCGCCTCGACGCCGCCGCGAAATCCTCGCCAAAGCTCAACGCCGTCCAAGCCTGGCTCGACGGAATGATCGCCAGCGGCCTCGCCCCCGCCGCCAGCAACTGGCCCGCCGCCCCGCACAGCTTCGAGGACACGCTCACCGAAACGCTCACCATCCTAAACTCCTAAAATTATGGCCAACGAACTCAACATCGCCCTGCCCACCAGCGGCCTCACCGTCACCGCTCAACCCTACCAATCCGGCTCCGCCGTCGGGTCTGCCATTTCGCTCACCGAGGTCGGCAGCACCGGATTCTACAGCGGCACCATGACCGGCAGCGCTGGCACCTACCAACTCGCATTCATCTCCGCCGGTGCAAATGTCGGCAGCGGCAGCATCGTCTGGAGCGGCACCGCCGAAGTCCCCGCCAGCACCTTCAACCCCGCCACCGACACCGTGGCCAATGTGACCCTCTGCGCCACCACGACAACCCTCACCAACGCGCCAACCGTCCCGAGCGCCGAAGACATCGCCAGCGAAGTCCGCAGCGAACTCGCCACCGAACTCGCCAATCTCGACGCCACCGTGTCCAGCCGCCTCGCCACTTCCGGCTACACCGCGCCGACCTCGGCCCCAAGCGTGGCCGACATCCGCACCGAGCTGGCCGTGGAGTTGGGTCGATTGGATGCCTCCGTGTCCTCGCGTTTGGCCGGTTCTTCCTATACAGCCCCGCCAACGCCTCCGACAGCCGCAGAAATCACTAGCGCTGTCTGGGCCGCTGCCGACAAAACCGGCTACTCGCTCACCAGCGCCGAGCGCACCGCCATCGCGGCCGCCGTTGAATCCTCGATCCTCAACGAAGCCGACGGCCAAGCAGTGCTTAACGCCATCGTCGGAGCCATCGGCAACCAGAACCTCAGCGAAGTCTCGCTCGTCGCCGCCGTCCGCGCCGACCTCGAGCGCGCTGGCGGAAAACTCGACAACATCCCGACCACCTCGGCCCCATCGGCCTCCACGGTCGCCGGAGCAGTCCGCACCGAACTCGGCACCGAACTCGGCCGCATCGACGCCGCCATCAGCACCCGCCTCGCCTCGGCCAGCTACACCGCACCGACCACGCCGCCGACAGCCGCGCAAAACGCAAGCGCCGTCCGCACCGAACTCAGCACCGAGCTGGGCCGCGTGGACGCCGCCGTCAGCACCCGCCTCGCCGCCAGCGCCTACACCGCGCCAGCCAACAGTGACATCGCCGCAGTAAAGGCTAAGACGGACAACCTGCCCGCCTCGCCCGCAGCCACAGGCGACATCCCATCGGCCAACATCTCCGCAATCAAAGCGAAGACCGACGCATTGAACACCGACCGTCTCGCAAATGTGGCGACAACAAACATCGTCGGCACCCTTCTCGCCCAGGCGAACAGCTAATGAGCAGCGAGATCGTCCGAAACAGACCAGGATTAAAAATGAGCGTCGGCGAGTTCATCGCCGCGCTCGCCCTGGTGGCGACCGTCTTCTCAGCCTCTCAAGCCTGGTGGATTCTTCCCGAAAAAGTTTCCCGCGTTGAGGTGGAGAACGAAAAGCAGGAGCAGCGCCTTCAAAAGATCGAAGCCACCGCCGCCGACCGCGCCGAGACTTTGGCCCGCATCGACGAGCGCACCAAGCGCATCGAGCAAATCCTCGCCAATCGCCCGTGACCCTTTGACATCTCCGCAAGGGAGATGAAAGCACTCTTCTCCAAGCTCAAAGAGCCAAGCACCATTCGCGGCGTCGCCATTCTCCTCGGTCTCGTAGGAATCAACCTTGATCCCCAAGCGGTCAACGCCATCACCGCAGGCGTGGCGGCCATCATCGGCCTGGTAGAGGTTTTCCGAAAAGAGAAATGAACGCGCCTCGCATTGCGCTGTTTATTTTTGTCCTAGCGTTCTTATTCCTCGGCCTCGCGCTTCTCACCGGGTGCTCAGCCCTTGGGCCGGTCGGCATCAGTTTCGAGACAGACTACGGCCGCTTCACCTACCAGCTCCCCGAAGTCCCCAGCCGCACCCTCAAAGACAAATGAACTTCCTCGACTTCCTCCGCCGCATGTTCCCGGCCGCCACGCCAGCACCAGCGCCGGCGAAGTCGAAACCCCCAGGAACGCCGTTGCCCCCGACGGCATCTGCCCCCGTCCGCTACTACCCGCAAACCAACCGCAAGACGCCTAATGTCTCGGCCGGCCGCGTCATCAAGCCCACCCACATCGTGCTCCATCACAGCTCCGGCGCGTATGCCGGATCGGTCTCGTGGTGCATGGACCCCGTGAGTAAAGTTTCCTACCACTGCATCGTCGCCAGAAACGGCAAACGAACCGTCCTCGCCCTGCCCAGCCAGCGCACCTGGCACGCCGGCGTCTCAAGCTGGCAAGGCCGCAAAGACGCCAACACCTACTCCATCGGCCTCGCGTGGGAAGGCGACACCTACCAGACTCCTCTCTCCGAAGACGCCATCCTCAGCGCAGTGGAATACCTTCTGCCCATTCTCGACGAATACCACATCCCCCTTTCCAACATCATCCGCCACGCCGACATCGCGCCCGGCCGCAAAGACGATTGCAGCCCCGCCGCTCACGCCGCGCTGATCGCCGCCCTCAACCGGGTGCTCTGATATATGGCAAAGAAAACCGCCCCGCCCAAAGACCGCGAGGCCGTCATGCTGCAAGCCCGCGCGCTCCTCGCCGAGCATTTCGATGTCTCCTTGTGCATCGTTTCGTGGGAGGACGAGGGCGAGACCTATTACATGGATTTCAAATTCGGAAACGATTACGCGGCCCGAGCCCTCTGCCGCGAAGCAGACGAAATCCTCTGGCCAATCCAAGAGGAAGAGGACGACGAGGAGGAAGTCGAATGAAAGCCACGCTCGAGTTCACCCTCCCCGAAGAGCGCACCGAGCACATCTGCGCCGTAAAAGGCATGGATACCGTTTTAATACTGGATGACCTTCTTAACGAAATCCGGTCATTCCTTAAACACGGCAGCGGCGAATTCCGCGAATGGCGAGACGACGAAGGCCAGACCCAAAAAGGATGCGACGCCACCCTCGAAAAAGTCCGTTCCTACATTTGGGAACTTCGCAGAGACAACGAAATCCCCGACCTCCCATGACACCTGTAAAAAAATGGAAAAAATGGATGGCCGTCGGATGCTCGCACGGCGCCGAGATCGACCCCGAGGCCCGCGCCGCCGTCCTCAAATTCAAACAAGCCTGGAAGCCCCAGACCACGATCCACCTTGGCGACTTCATTGATTTAAGCGCCTTCCGCGCCGGAGCCATCCGCGACACCAACGAAGCCGATCACGCCGCCGATGTCGCTGGTGACCTCATGGCTGGGATCGAATTCCTGCACGAGCTAGAGCCCAACCAAATCCTGTGCGGCAACCACGAAGCCCGCCTCTGGAAATTTTCCAAAAGCCCCAACGCCCTCCTCGCTTACGCCGCGAATCTCACAATCCAGAAAATCGAAGAGACCGCCAAGAAACTCCGCGCCCCGCTCACCCCCTACGGCATTCGCAATTATGTCGAACTCGGCGGCACCAAATTTGTCCACGGCTCGATGTTCAATGTCAGCGCCATCCGCGACCACGCCGAGACCTACGGCAATGTCGTCATGGCCCACCTCCACCGCGTCGGCTGGGAGCGCGCCCGCAACATCGATGGCGCCTCCGGCTACTGCGTCGGCATGCTCGCCAACTTCGACATGCCCTATGCCTCCGAACGCCGCGCTACCCTAGCATGGTCGCAAGGCTTCGCGTGGGGCCACTACTGCGACAATTCCCTCACCGTGAATTTATGCGAACGAAAAAAAGGCCAGCCATGGCTTCTGCCGCTTTAAGCGCCGCCTGGGCGCAATTCTACGAGTCAACCAAAGAGGACAACTTGGCCGCCTACGAAGCCGAAGGATGGAAGACCGTGGCCAGCATCGCCGAGGAATCAGGCCAATCTCTCGCAACGGTGTTTTCGCAAATGAAAACGCTCACGAATCAAAAAAAATTTGAGAAAAAAATCATTCGCGTCATGTGCAACAACGGCGTGCGCGGCGTGGCTATTTTCCGGCCAGTGAAAAACAAGAAACAGGGCAACAGCGGGCAACAGCGTTGTAAGTAGTTGTTAATCAAAAGCAGTAAAGCGACTCAAAATCGCGTTTCTCACGAAGTGTCGGTTCGATCCCGACCGCCGGTAATCTCTTCACCGAAAGCCCGCAGAGGTGCATAAATAAAGCCTCTGCGGGCTTTTTCGTTTCTGATTTGTTTCGACTCGTTTTGACCGCTTGTGACATTAAAAGGTTGATTTCGCGGGCAACACGGGCAACAGATGAAATTGCAATGGCAACACGACTTTTGTCCGAGGGAACGCGATTCTTTGTTTCCTTCTACCCGGCGCGGCCCTCTACGCCGTGGAAAATGGAAATTCCTGCGGCGGTGGCTGGCTCTAGGATTCGCCGCTTTTTTGCGGAGGAGGCTACCGCTTACATTGAGGGCGGTCGGCTGGTGGCTCAGATCAAGGAGCAGGGGACGGATTCGCTGAAGGAGCCGACGGGCGTGTCGGTGGCTCGGGCGGTGGCGATGTTCAATGGTCAATTTTCGGATTACTCAAAATCGCATCGCGAGAAAGTGGAGAAAGTGACGCGGTGGATCGCGGAGGGATTCAGCGGGCCGCTCAAGGGCGTGACTCCGGTGAGGTGCCTGGAGTGGTTCAAGACGGTGAAAGGGTGCTCGACTTCGCGGGCGACGATCTACCGCTACGCGCGGATGTTTTTTAATTGGTGCGTGAAGATTGACCTTCTCGACAAGTCGCCGTGGCGGCCGGTGGTGTGCCCTGACTCGACGCCGAAAAGAAACATCCTCACTCCCGAGGAAATGGTGACGCTTTTATCAGACGAGGCGATGAGCGACACGCTGCGGGCTTCGATCTTGCTGGGAGGATTTGCGGGCCTTCGGACGGTAGAGATTTTGCGGCTTCGGTGGGAGGATGTGGAGAAGGGCCAGATTTACATCGGGCCGGAAGTGGCGAAGCAGAAAAAGAAAGGCAACCGCGAGCGTCTTGTGGACATGACGGAGCCGTTGAAAAAACGCATGAAACTTTTCAACGGAAAGCGCGGGCCGCTGGTGGCTGGCACGGAGGCGGAATTTTACAAGGAGCGGCGGGCGCTCGTGAAGCGGCTTCGGCGGGAGGGCGCGGTGGCTTGGAAGACATTTCCAGAAAACTCGCTCCGGCATTCTTTCGCCACCTACCACCTCGGCAAGTCCAACGACCCCGGCCGCACGGCTTACC